GCAAAACCCATGCCCGGCGCAAAAAAAAAACAGAATCCGAACCCCAATCCGACACGGTAGAAGGGGACTCAGAATCTTTTGGCGATTTATATTATTTGTGCATAGGCGAGATAGGCCTCAGCCCGCAAGAATTTTGGAGCCTTACGGAAAGCGAAACACTCGCTAAGGTACGGGGGTACTACTTCACACAGGCATACATGGCCGACAACTTCCGGTCACTTTACACCCTCACATATAACATAAATGTAAAGAAAGGACAGGCGAAGCAGAAGAATCAGCTTTGGCCGCTTATTATTGATAACGCACGGCGCAAGGAATTGACGCACCAGCAAATTGTTGAACGAAACCGGCGGGTCAGGGAGGCCGCAGCACAATGAAATTAGGCGATCTATTTATAAAGTTAGGGCTGAAAAGTCAGGAGTTTGAGCAGGGGATGGACAAGGCCAAGAAATCAACTGTTTCCTTTGGCAGCGTTGTAAAGCGAATCGGTAGCGTTTTAGGGATTGCATTTGGGGCGCAAGAGATAATAGCCTTTGGAAAGGAATTATTCAGAATATCGCAGGAGGCTGAGGGGGTTCGTGCCGAGTTCCAACGGATTGCAGACGAAAGCGACTTAGAGAATTTACGCCGTTCTGTCAAAGGCACTGTTTCTGACCTTGAATTGATGAAACAGTCCGTAATGGCCTCTAATTTTGGTATCCCTGTAAAAGAACTTGGGGGCCTTTTGGAATTTGCCACAAAGAGGGCGCAAGATACAGGGCAGGCAGTTGATTATTTGGTTAATTCGATCGTTGTCGGTATCGGTAGGAAATCGCCGATGATTCTTGATAACTTGGGTATATCGGCCGTTCAATTGAATGAGAAGTTAGGAAATCTAAGCATAGGGACGGCAAGTGTTGGAGATGTAGCCGAGGCGGTAGGTAAAATCATTGTCGAGTCCATGGAGAAATCCGGCGGTATAATTGATACCGTTGGCACCAAAACCGCCAGTTTAGCCGCACATTGGGAAAACTTCAAACTGAAGATAGTTGAAACGCCAGCCCTGATTAACAGAATCAAAGAACTGACTAACATAATAATCAAAGAACTGACTACCCTTGAAATGGTTGTTTCCGGCTTTGCAACTTGGGGCGACATAATTAAAGCAACGGCATCAAATACGTATTGGGATAAACTTTTAGCCGATTACGCGCGGTTTGTTGAACTCGAAAAAACCCGCGCCAAATATTCGGGAATGTACGGCGAAGGCGAATCGACAGGCGGGCCACTTGCGGCAGGGACTAAGAAGCAAACGCAAACAATTAAGGAATTACGGGAAGAAATCGACCTTTTAAAGGGGTCAATTGACCTTTATAACGTGACTCAGGGCGATGCAATACAGGGCGTATTGCAGGAGATAGCCGCAAAAGAGAAGCTATTAAAGTTACTGACTGAAGAACGCAAAGAGCGCGAAAAGCAGCGCGAAGTATCAGCCATACCGTTTACACCGATTAAAGCCACTAAGGTAGAGCAGCAAAAGGAATATTCATGGTTGGATGCTCCCGGTGTTGACATGGGATTATCTGACATTGAGTTAAAATTACAGCAGACGCGGGAACTTACGGCAAAGTTTCAGGAGGACTGGATGAATGACTGGGGCGGCTTTCAGGCTGAATTTGCTTCTCTTATTGACTCGCTTATAACGGATTCAATCTATGTTTTCGCCGAGTCTTTAGGTCAACTTGCCGGCGGTGAAATTAACCTAAATGGATTTTTTAACAACGTACTAAATCAGATCGGCAACTTTGCAAAACAGCTGGGGGGTATGTTGATAGCCTTTGGGGTGGCGAAACTCGCGTTTGGGGAGTCTTTAGCTAACTTCTTTTCACCGGTTGGTGCGGGTGCGCTTATTGCCGCTGGTGCCGCGTTGGTGGCAGTTGGCGGGGCTATTAGTTCGGCCACTCGCGCCAAGTCAGGCGGCGGCGGCGGTGGGGGCGGTACTGGAATGTTTAACCAGTCCTACAATGTGAACGTGGCAGCCGCAGCCAGCCCAACAAGCGCAACACTGTTTTTAAAGGGCGATGATATTTACCTATCAGGGCAACGTAATATTTACAAACGGGGGGCAATAGGATGAGTTATGCACTAAGGTATTGGGGTGAGTTTGGCGACTATTTCGGCAATCTTTTCAGGGTCGAAATCGAAGAGCGGTACTATTCCGGCGATTCTGACGAGATGTTATTTGCAGGCAATCAGCCGGCGGTTTTGTCCTATCCTGGCGACGAGTTTGATGTTTTTCGGCCGCTTTACGGGTCGCAATTAACTTTGTCCCTAATTTCTCAGGTCGATTTTGAGTATATCAGTCTGCACACCGCAGACGCGCGGCGGTTCAGGGTAACGGTAAAAAAAGCCGGCGTGGTGTTTTGGAAAGGCTGGATCATTCCCGATCTGTTTTCAGAGCCTTATGTCGCACCGCCGTATATCGTTCAAATTACTGCCCGTTGTGGCTTGGGTGAACTGGAAAATGTACCGGTACCCGAAAGCATCATGAGTTACGTGGACGGCGGCACACCCACGGCAAAGCAATTTGTAAACCTTTACTCAATTGTAACCCATGCACTCAGGTCGTTGGATTTGGGGTTGAATATACACGAAGCGGTGAACATTTACAATGCCGAAAGGCCGACCGCACCGGTTAACATAGATAGCACGCTGACAGATACGTATGTCGATATTTCGCAGTATTCTGAATTATCGCTTTACGAAATGCTATCGGACATTCTAAGGGTACATGAGGCGCGAATGTTTCAACAGGACGGGGCATGGTGGATAGTCCGGCTAAGGGAGTATAACCAAACAATGCGATACCGGATTCTGGCCGTGGATGGCAGTAGTGTAATTGGATTTGACGACACGAAAAGCACGACCTTTTTGATCGGCAAACCACAGGGCAATTTGATAGTAAACAACGGCCCCGAACTGAAGATAAATCCGGCTTGGAAAGAATTTACGATCAAAAAGAAGCGCGACAAGACCGGCGGGATAATGCTAAATCCTGACTTTAAAAAGTCCGATTTTTATTATACTCCATGGCTCCCAATAGGATGGCAAAAGTTAATACTGGATAATTGGGAAGTGGTTGATACGGATATTAGGATGCTGCCAAGCCTCGAAGCCCCATACATATATTTTGGTAACCCAAAGGGATGGAATAGATATGTAAAGCAAACGGTAACCGGATTCGAGGCAACAGAGTATCAGGGGTTCAGGTTAAAGATGGAGGTTGCAGCCGTATCAATTGGTCCTGGGGCAATAAATTTAGACCCGACCCAATTTGCAATTAGGATAATGGCAACTGGGGCAGAGGGGACATTTTACTTTAAGGTAGATAATTATGGAAATGGCTATTGGGACACAGTTGATAATGTTGTCGTTTTCGATGATGTTGTCCCCTCAAGTGGATTTAGTCCTTCATGGAAAACCTATGAATTATTTGTTAGGGACGTGCCTGTAACTGGCAGCATTGAGGTGCGAATTTTTAGCGCGAAAAATGCAAGTTTAGCACTGAAATATTTTAATTTAGAATTACTCGAAATAGTAAATCCCATTGTCACTTTCGGGGATCAGCTTGTTATCAGGGAATTTGAAGCCGAAGACACAACCCGCGTAATTGTCAATGTAAATAATTCTTACATACCATCACCCGTTGAAGTTTACGGGGGCGACTTACCGGATATTCCAAACTCAACAAAAATCTGGAAGTACGGCTATAAGATGGTCGATGAGTCCCGAACGCGCATTTGGAACAATTATGGCGGGTCAGAACAGTTGCCAATTTTAACCCACATGGCCGAGTCGTACGGGCAGATATACCAACTGCCTCAGTGGGTTTTGCGCCTGCCTATCCATTCTCAAAACATAAAGTTTGACAGCTCGATAGTGGACTATCAGGTCATAGGTAAGAAGTATCACCCTGTTTCCGCCGACTTCGACCTTGCCGGCTGCATTTGCTCAGGCACGTTTGCCGAAATTGGAGCCTACGAGGGTGGCGACTGGATTCTTGAAACGGGCTACTGGAACGACAATGGTATATGGATAGACTCAGAAATATGGCTGGATTCACCGGTATAATTTATAACTTTGTATTATGGCACTTAACACAGTAACTAACGGGCAATTAGGATCAGGGGCAAGGGCAGCCATCAACGCCGCAATCGCACACCTTAACGCCCTGGGGCTTGGAATACAGTTTTCGGCCGATAACACTAACTGGCATTATCCCTACCAGTCCGGCGATGGCTGGATTCGCTATTCTGGTGACTTCGGGACTACGTGGTCGCCAGGATTCTTTGCCGGCCAGTCCATTGAAGATTTGGATATTTACGTTGAAAAGGTGGCAGGCAGCCGACTGATAACGGAAGCCGAGGCCGCGCTATTGGTACCGGTTGTGTACACTATCAACCTGCCAAGCGCTCCAACGGTAGCCCAGCGGTGCAGTTTGGCCGTTGAGGGAGTGGACTATCCGGACGGCTGGGTATTGGAAGCCGACACCGCACCGGCAGACCTGAAGATAACGCACGGGCTCGCGCGCGCCGTCGCTAATGTTACTGTTTGGAGCCTCAACTCAGGAAATCAGCGGCAACTTTACGGTAATGCTGCCTTTTCGGGGGTGGTTGCGCCGACCAATAACGTGCTGACCATCGAGGCTCTTGCGACGATTGAAACCGCGCTGACAATTCAAATCATATTCGGGACAACATGACCGGAATAGCCGAAAAATACCTGCCTACAATTGCATGGCGAACGTGGATAACTGGAGTCGTTCAGGTTGACGCCGAAACCTATCAGGTGAACGCCTCGCCAATCGACGTGAACGAACCAGGGGCGGCCACTCGCGAAATTGGCAACTACCTAAAAGACTTCGTGGGGCATACCTACCGAATTACGGCAAGTGACGCTAACACTGTCACTATTGTGGATGACTTCGCCGTAGGGGTGGGTCCGCAGTCAGGCCGGCAGGGGGTTGTTTATAAATCGGTTGCGGGTGGCAATTCACCTTATCTTGCGCCCGTGTATTACAGACACTTGGACAGGTCGGCATTGGACTACTCGCGGCGGTGGGAGTTAGATATACTTTTCAGGCAGGCGAAACATTTGGAAGTTGGCAAGTTAACGGAATTGGCAAGCCGGACAGTTGAGGTAACATTTGACGCGGTATTTGCAGAGGTGCCGGCAGGATTGCAGAATTTAAAGGTTTATCGGTGGGCTAAGGTGGTGGCAGGGAAGTACAGGCCGCGCGATGTACAGTATTATTTTAATGCTGAGGCCGATCTAACGGCGGCGGGTTTTACGCTTCAAATTGAGGCAAACGAAAGTTTAACGGGTGTAATTATTGAATGGTTATTTCATGAAGAATATAGTTAGCATATTATTGGTGTTGGTTGGGTTTGCGGCCAACGCACAGATTCAGGACTACGTTATCGAGGCATCTGATAGCCTAATAACTCGTGGTGTTCTGCAAATTGACACAGACAAGTTCAAGGCAACCACGCAAGTAAGTTCTGATGATACTACATTGGTGTCGTTGGATTACCTGACGAACCTTTTAGACGCTGCCGAGTATGCCGATTCGTTGGCGTTTCACAGCGGTACGGGGTACTTGGTTTATTATCGCAGCGGGGTGGCGTTGGATAGTACGAGTTTAGATGGGAGGTATCTAACGGCAGAGGTGGACGGGTCGGTAAGCAACGAATTACAAAACCTTTCACTTGGAACTACAACGACCACAACGCAGCCGATTAACATTAGCGGAGGCTCAGGCATCACCCTACCATCTGCAACTACATCACTTGCAGGGTTAATGAGTGCTGCGGATAAGAGTGTGGTAAATGGAATTACGACTAATTACGTCCCCTACACCGGAGCAACTCAAAGTGTTAATTTAGGTGCATATAATTTAACAGGCAATCAACTTGTATCAACCGTTGCAACAGGCACTGCGCCTTTAAGTGTTGCAAGTCAAACCGTAGTGCCTAATCTGAATGCAGAGTTTTTGAATGGGTTGCAGAAACCGAATGTTGTTTATGGTAATACTTCAAATGGCTATCAATATAATATAGGTAACGATGCAAACCAATACTCAAGAGCATCTTTTAATACAATTTATAATGTAACTAATGCACCGTTTTCAACTGATGGAGGTTTATTAAATATTCCAGCTTGGAATGGGCAAACATCAACAAATAGATATAATTTACAGATTGCTGGAGCTTTAAATTCTCCTTCAAATCTTTGGTATAGAGCTACTGATATTAATGGTGCTGGAACTTGGTATAAGATTCTGAATGAAGCTAATTTTGTAGTTGGAACTCACTATTCCCCTGCCCACAACATTGCAGGAAACTACTTAATTAAGTCAGATGGACTTAAAGGATTTAGCCAGAGTTTGATTTATGATAATGGGACGAATGTAGGTATAGGCACTACTTCGCCTGTATCAAAATTGACGATAGGACAGCATATTTATAGTTTTAATTCTGAGGGTAGTAGTATATCATTTATGAATAACTATCCAGAATCCTTCCATTTAGCGAAGATAACATCAGGTACTGAAGACCAATATTATAAAGGATATTTATCCTTCTCAACGCCTACCTATGGATATGCAAATGTGCTAAGTGAAAGGATGCGTATAGTTTCAGATGGCAATGTAGGTATAGGTACTACTGAGCCAACCCAAAAACTTGACGTCAACGGTAACGCAAGATTCAGGAGTGTGGGGACTACGGCGACAACTACCGTTTTGGGGGTAACATCGGACGGGACACTATCCACAAACGTATCAATAACCGGAGGCGCAACATGGAAAGGCGGATGGAATGCTTCAACAAATACGCCTACACTTTCAGACGCAACAGGAACTAATGGATGGTGGTACAAGGTAACAGTTGCCGGAACACAGAACTTAGGTTCAGGTAGCATAACGTTTGCCGTAGGTGACGATGTTATCCATAACGGTACAGTTTGGCAGAAATTCAGCGCAATGATTTCAGAGGCTGACCCCGTATTTGTCGCTTCGGACGTGTATGATTGGACAACGACAGATAGTACATATTGGCGAACCGCCTATAATTGGGGAGATCACTCCGTAGAGGGGTATCTAACCGCAGAGGTTGACGGGTCAACTACTAATGAATTACAAGACCTCTCCCTCGGAACGACAACAACCACCACACAGCCGATAAACATTTCAAGCGGGACTGGAGTTACGCTACCGGCTGCGACAACATCTTTGGCGGGACTTATGACATCTACCGACAAGACGAATTTGAACACCGCTTATGGATGGGGTAATCATTCAGGATTGTATCTTCTTCTTACGGGTGGCACGATGGCAAATACCAATCTTGTTACCAATATGAACGCAGATTTATTAGATGGATATAGCGGACAATACTGGGCAGACAATAGGTTCATGTCAAACCAAATAACAGATTTTTCGACAAATTACAGAGCCGGAGTAGGTTATTGGGTTCCAGGTGCTACAAATGCACCATATCCATTAAATGGGAATTACGGATCTTCCTTTTCATTTGTTGGTATGGGTACTCCAGACCACAATAATTTAGCAAACTGGCTAACTACTTTATATGTCCCAACTGAGGGTAATGATATATATTTTAGGAAGAAAATAAACGCTTCTGATTGGACTGGATTGATTAAATTATATAATGATGCTAATTTCCTTGCAGGAACCCACTACCAAGCACCTTTGACTAATCCTGTAACGGGGACGGGTACGACTAACTATCTTCCTAAATGGACTGGAATGGGGACGTTGGGGAATAGTTTGATTTATGATAATGGCACAAATGTAGGTATAGGCACTACTTCACCAAGCGAACTTCTTTCTGTTGTAAAAACAGATATTAATTATGGTAGTGCTTATATTTCATTAGAAGGGAATATTACTACAACAAGTGGAGATGCATCTGGGATAAAGTTTTATAATAACTATCCATCAAAAAACAGCTTAGCAACTATCTCAACGACACTGTCCGGTCAAACATATTATGCTGATTTAACATTCAGTACTGTAAGAACAGGATATGCTAATGTTCTGGATGAGAGAATGAGAATAACACAGGGCGGTTCATTGTTATTTGGTGATTCTGTTAAACCTACCGAGGGTACTTGGTTAGGTACTGGCGTATTTGGTAAATCAGGATACAATAAAGTTATTCTTGGTACTTTAAATAGCAACAGTACAGGTGCTACAATTGGTGGTCATAATAGTACGCTTAATGATTGGGCTGACTTAAATATTAATGGTAAAAACATCATCTTCAGAAATAATGAAACTGAAATAGCAAGGTTTAATGATGTTACTGGCAATTTAGCAATCGGACATACTACCCCATCCCAAAAACTCGATGTCAACGGTAATATCAGGGTGAGGGGAGTAGGTACAGGCACAGGAATAAGTTTATTAGGGGTAACAAGTGACGGGACATTAACCACAAGCGTATCGGGATTAACGGGCAATTGGACAACCGCCTACAACGACCGCATCGCAAGCGCAGCCTTCACAGGCACGACAACCAAAACGATGACCCTGACCCAACAGGACGGCGGGACTGTTACGGCAAATTTTACTGATAACAACACAACCTACACCGGAAGCGCAGGGGTGCAATTGGTAGGAGATGATTTCAGGATGAACATCGGCAGCCTTAACGCAGGAGCCATAAGCGCATCGACTCACTATATACCTTGGTATCAGACCACAGGCGCACATTGGCGCACTACGTTAGCAGAATTACAGGCGGTTGCAGGATACAATGCGGGCAAATTGCAGAATGTTGCAATAGCAAGCACCGCACCGACTACCAACTATGTAATGAAATACAATGGCTCTTCGTGGGCTCCCGCACCTGACGCAACGGGGGCGGGCGCACTTACATCAGGCGATGCTATTGTCGTAACGGGGGATAGCATAAATTACAAGCCGACCCGAATAACGGCAACGATGACGGACTTAAATATGCTGAATAATGCGGCATCAATTTATACGAATTTCGAGTACGGGGGCGCAATTTACCGCACTACGTTGGGGCAGTTATCCGATCTTGGACTATACAATGCAAGGGAGTTGCGGGGTTACACGATTGCAAGCGCAACGCCAAACACCGGAGAGGTGCTTAAATGGACAGGCAGCCAATGGGAGCCGGAACCGGACAACACCGGAGGCATGACCGACCCGATGACTTCGAGAGGCGATATAATTTACCGGAATAGTTCAAACGTAACCGCAAGGCTTGGACGTGGAACCGCGGGACAGTTATTGTACTCGAACGGTACAGACCTATCGTGGCGCACGCCCGTAAAGGCAGACATTGGACTCGGCAACGTGGAGAATACCGCACTTTCAACGTGGACGGGAAGCACGAACATTGGTACAGTCGGGAGCATAACGACAGGCACATGGTCAGCCACACCCATATCGGCAGTTAAAGGAGGCACGGGCAAAACATCATACACACCCTATGCGCTGTTAGCGGGCGGAACGACATCAAGCGGAACCCTGCAACAAGTTTCTAACACCGGAGATGTAGGGGATGTTCTGACATATAACGGGGCGGGGGCGTTACCTACGTGGCAGACTGCACCAAGTGGGGGCGGGATGACTGACCCCATGACAACGGCAGGAGATATGATCTACCGGAACCTTTCAAACGTAACGGCAAGATTGCCGAGAGGAACCAACGGGGAAATATTAACACTTGTATCAGGAGTTCCAAGTTGGGAGCCAAAACAAATACCAACGCTTCAGGCTTTTCAAGTAGGTTATGGCGATTTAGGCAGCGAACTAACGGGGAGTGATTATTTTGTTTTCTATGAGGACGCGAGTTATTCAAGGTTGAACATTGGCGGGGGAACCGGAACCGTTACATTAAAGACGGTTGACATGGCTATCAATACATCTACACCGGCCACTCCCGTATCCAACAGGGCAAGTATCTATCTTGACTACAAGGGTAATCTAACTAAGTGGGAAGCGGGTGGACTTCCGAAACCTATTGAAAGCCAGCAGGACAGCGCATTCGTTGCTTCAGCAATTGGTGGATATGGTGGATCGTTAAATTTAACGGGGTCGCTTGGAGATGGCATGTACACGTATGAAATAACTGCATCTGCAATTAATCTTACCGGAACAATTGTAAACACATATAAATATAACTTGAGTTTCCGATTTGTATCGGGTGCAATTGTTTGGCAACGATTCACCGAGGTATATAAAAATGAAACAAATACCAACATAGGGTTAGATGATACCACTCCCGTTGAGGTAGAAGACATTGGACTTAATTGTAGGGTTATTGTTAATCTATTCTCTTCGGTAACTGTTACCAATACCCATTTTTCAGCAGACGCAAAACGAATAGCATATAAACCGGAATAAATTTAATAGCAATGAAAAGACTACTTATCATCATTTTCGCAATCGCCACCCTCGCAGCAGGGGCGCAGACAATCACAGTAAAGGACACAACGCTACGGCAGGACGCACGGATTAATTTTCTAATCAGCACTATCCTGCCCGCAATCGACAAACACTTTTCAGAGGAAATGGCAAGGCAGAAGATAGCCGGAGACGTAACGGCAGAAGCCGAAACGCAAGCCTTTTTTATCGACTTGCAAACGGCAGTAAATAAGTACGCACAGGCATTTATTGAGGTCAATGACGTGCAGATAGACCCTCAGCAAATTGTTACCGAATTTAACGAACTCAACGCCAAAATTCAGACGCTGCAATCTGACCCCGACATTAAGTATATCGAGGCGGTGCAGGAATTTAAGAACATTCAGGAGAGGCAAGCGAAGTTAGCGAAGTATTACGAGCAAGTTCAGGCGCAGCAAGTTGCTTATCCGGCATGGGTGCAACCACTTGGGGCGCATGACGCGTACAAGAAAGCCGACCGGGTAACCCACAAATCAAAGGTTTGGGAGAATACCATAGATGCGAATGTATGGGAGCCGGGAGTAACAGGGTGGAGGGAGATTAAATGATTAGCAGCGCAAATCCCGACATCGAAAGCCTGAAAATCCTTGTAGGGCTTGCAGGCGTCGTAATTTCGATTTTACTGGCCGTTGTAGCCTATTTCTTAAAGCAGCAAGGCGAAGCATCCAAAGCACTTACAGAGGCCGTAAATCAACTTAAAACGGCTGTAGTGGTGTTACAGGAACAAAGTAAAGAAAAACATCCTATCTTTGATAGACGACTTAATGAACACTCACGTAAAATTGAAGATCATGAAAAACGGATCACCATTATTGAAACACAACACCGACCACAGTAGGCTGACTCCATCCGAACGCGTTATCTTTGTCGGCGCGCTGGTAATCTTCACGGTCGGGTTAATTGCTATCATTTTTTTTTCGTAACTTTAAACAAAAATTGATATCATGAGTACAACAACGATCCCAAACAAACAGAAATACGGCGGACTTTACGGCGGTCGCATACTTGCAACGCAGAAAATAACCGACCTAACAGAGGCTGTAAACACAACCGACGGCGAACCTTTCAGCGTCCTGATAATTCCCAAGACCGAGGCAGAAGGTTTCCTGACCGTTAATTGCAAACTGTTGCGCGACACCGACGCAGAAGACAGGCCAATACGCATGAACTACTGGAGTGAGGAGGCATTAAGCGAAATTACAGCCGACGCCATCGACCTAGATTTGTACGATGTTTGGATTGGTGCCTCTGATTACCTGAATCTATGATAATCGGGAATAAAATACATATAGGATCACGCCGAAAGGTTATCCTTGGGTCAAAGTTGAAACAATTTGCAGTTGAGAACCTTATTATAAATGGGGACTATACAGACGGAATAAATAACTGGATCATAGGTGGAACAGGGTCAAGTATTAGTGTGTCGGATGGAGTAGCACAAATATATGGCAGATATAATGGTTTTTCGGTGTATCATAATGCTAATATTATTTCTGGACACATATATTATTATCGCTTTAAATGTAAAAATATAGATGCAGGTATAACAGCAGCCTTGGCTGTATTAAAAAGTGGATTCGGAAATGGTCGGGATATTATACAGGAAGATACATATTTTAATTTAATAAATGTAAGTACATATAATTTAGTTTCATTTATAGTTACAGCAAATGCAAACTACACAACATTTAATCTTCATGAAATGTCATCAAGTGTTATTCAGAGTGCATTGTATGATGATGTGATGGTAATAGACTTAAGTACTGTATTTGGAGCAGGGAATGAACCATCAAAAGAGAAATGTGACTTGATTTTTGCTGATTATTGGGAGGGTAGCAAGAAAATTTACATTCCAAATATCAAAATTACATCTCCCGAAATGCTTACTATCCTTACAAACATGACTAATAATAACATAGTCTATCCTACTACTGTCACGATCAACGGCTATGAGGATTATGCAAATCCTCCACAGTATGTCATTGATGCTGTTGCATTATTCAAAACAACGAAGTCAGTTACAACCGTAAATCTTAGAGCCTAATGAAACAGATATTCGCACCTAATCACGCATTAATTCAGAGTAGTGTTGAAACATTTATACTGAACCATCCGACTACTATCTTCACGGATGATGATGTAGTTGTTGAGATTGCTGACACGGAAGAAGAATTAGTGACATTCATCGCATCTATGGGAGTTGATAAATTTCCTGTTATCCCTAACGAGGGCGAGCCATGCGAGTATTTGAAAATCTACCGCTATGGTGACAATAAGGTTAAGTGTTTACAAGGTCATACGAGGACGCACTACACCCCCGAAGAAACCCCTGCCTTGTGGTTGATTATACCTACCGTTTCGGCAGGGTATCCGGCATGGAAGCGACCGACAGGGGCGCATGATGCATATGCAATAGGTGACATAGTACATTATCCTACTGCAAGCGATCCTTTATGGATAAGCAAGATAGTAGGAAATACTACCGTGCCGGATGGTGACATACCTTATAATAGGTATTGGGAGCCTTATAATCCGTAAACTAAAAAGGTTCACCTTGGGCACTATTTGAACTATGATTATACGAAAAATTGACAGACACGTAAGCCGGAACTTCACCGAAAGGGAGTTTTTCACCAAAGATCCGGAGTATACGCAGGACGGGCATTATCTCGACCCGCGGCTAATTCAGGCCGTACAGCATATTCGTGACGTGTTCGACACGCCAATACGGATAAACTCGACATTCCGCACGCACGAGTATAATAAGCGCATCGGAGGCGCACCAAATAGCTACCACACGCGCGGGATGGCCGTTGACTGGATGTTCACCCAAAACAACATGAACAACCTGGACATACTGAAAACATCCCCGCACATCCTATCCGCAATTCGCGAAATGGGAATTAAGGGAATTATCTTCTACCCTACATTTGTTCACTTTGACACTCGCGAAAATGAGTATACAAAAGAAAATTGAAGGCACCAAGACCACGACGGCCACGGTGGTATGGCTACTGATGCGAATAGTTGACACCATTCGCCCCGGCACAATTCCAGTACCGGTCGCAGATGTTATCTACCTTTCTGCCGAAATTCTCGCCACGATTGGCATAACAGATAAAATCTGGCGTAATCGCCACAAACTTAAATCAATATTCAAATGGAAGAAAGAAAAGGATTCTTAACTCCTGAACAGGAGAAGAAGTTAGACAAGCTGATCGAACTCAAAGGACTGGCCGAAGCTATGGACGGCCCCGCTATCAAAATCGCGGACAATGTCGGACTGGAAAAGCTGAAAGCCAAACTTCAGGCCGAAAGTCCCGAAATCATCCCGATTATTTATCAGGTTGTCGATGAGATTTTTAACGCATTGCCAGACATTGCGGAGTAACTAACACAAGAGCAACACATCCCCCATAGCGTGGGCGTGTTGCTCTTTAACTTTTCTTTCTTATGGTAATTGAACGTATTAATGACGCTCTGGTTATTCGTATGACCCACTCAGGGGACTTTGAGCAGTGGTTTCTATTAATGTCAGACGAACACTATGACAGTAAGCATTGCGACCGCGAACTATTAAAAATACATCACGAACAGGCATTAACACGCGGGGCGAAAATCCTAAAGTTTGGTGATGTGTTCGACTGCATGGGTGGCAAGTATGACAAGCGAAGCGGAAAGGCCGACATAAGGCCGGAATATCAGGTTGCAAATTATTTCGATGCTATTGTCGAAGATGCCGCCGGATTCTATGACAAGTATAAAGACAATATCCTAATGATCACCGACGGCAACCATGAAATGTCCGTACAACAACGCCATGAAATTGACCTAACCGGACGGCTGACCAACAAGCTGGGAGTATTGCGCGGCAAGTATTCAGGATTCATTAAATTTATGTTTGTCCATGAAGCCGGCGGCGGGCGGTCGAGTTACACAATGTACTACAACCACGGAAGCGGTGGTAATTCACCCGTAACCAGGGGGGCAATCAAGACCAACCGCCGACAGCACGACATAGAGGCCGATTTGTATGTTTCCGGCCATATCCATACATCAATGGAGATTCCACGGCCACGCGTACGCCTGTCACGTAGTAATAAGGCAGTACTGTATGAACCTGAACACATAATGTTGGGTACCTATAAGAATGACTTTCTAACGGGCGGCTGGGCCGACATGAAAGAGTTTTCAGCCCCGAATCTCGGCGGCTACTGGATTCGGTTTTTTTACAAATCTGATAAAATTCAACATGAAGTTGTTAGAGCTAAGGCCATATAAAGAGCGCATCCGGCATTTGCAGGTGAAAGTGCATGGAATTACCTTGCGAATAAAGTTTCGATTCTGGCGGCCCCCCAAAAAAGTAACGGGGTAAATGTTGCATGGTTGCGTTTTTTTGCTACATTTGTAGTACTTCATTTTTGTTAGGTTTTATCATATCTGGGTTTTAGTTAGGTTTAGGGTCGGCAGGGGTCGGCCCTAAATTTTTGGAGCCGGCACAAAAAAACCGGCGGGCTTCGCAGCTGGCCGGATCAATCAATCTAATCAAAAGTAATGTTCCTATGAAAAAAAATCACTTCCCCCAAAAGTAGTGTTTATAAATCAACCATACAATTTTCCAAAGCATAAAATATACAACCAATATCACAAAAGCAACAACACCGTATTTAATTACGTTTTCAGCCCCAAACTTTTCAGCCAAAAAGAACCCAAATGTAATTAATGCAAGGGTGTAAATTATATCAGTCTTCATCTTCGCCCCCTCTCAATTCTTTTATAATACCACTAAGCGTTTCAAAACCATCCGGCATAATTAGAGCAACCGCAAAGGCCATTATGGCGACTAACGCAAATGCACCAATAAAGGGAATAACAGCCGCAATAAGGCCGTCGGTTGCAACATAGTAAAAAAATAGACCGCCAAAAATGAAAGCAATAATTAGCCAACCAATTAGTTTTTTCATACTTTCCTTACCTCCTTTATTTTAAATTTGCCATTTTCATCAATAATTGTAACATCATACTGTTCATAACCAGCAGGAACAAGTGGGGGCTTTTCAACGTAAAAATATACGATTGTCGGAAAGTGTTCAACCCTTGCAAAATTGAACGTATCAAAGAAATCGACCAGCAAAGTAATAACGGCGGGGACTTCTTTTAGTATTTGTTCGCTAACCTTTATTATTGCCATCTTCAATCCTTTCCTTTAATTTACTCAATGTGTTTAAAATGCCATGTATATCCTTTTTTATTGTACATATAATAGCACGTTCAAGTCCTCTCATTGCATGAGTTATTAAATAATTTTGGTAAACAGGCGACTCTATTTTGTTCCTTATAATGTACCTATCTACTTCGTCATATAGTGGTTTCTTCATATCATTTTCACCGTTAAAATTAAACATTCATTTATCATGTCCGGGTGCGATTCTACATATACGAAATATGCCCGGTTTGGATTCATTTTTTCGATCTGATTTTTCAGCCACGAGTGGCCAACGCGTTCAACCGAATAAAAGGTAAACTTCTCTTGTCCGCTCAGTAAGACAACAAAATCCCGCTTTCCTTTCGATCCGGTCGATTCGCACCAAACAGGAACGATTGAGTTTGTTTTTTCAGACTCGCGAAACTCGGCGATAGTATCCGAAAAGTCGAACATTCGCCCGTCGATTATGAACTTTTCGCGGGCATCCGGTATCCGCTGGAATACCTGATTTTCGACATCCAGCAGAACCGGACCCAACTCATCACGAATAAGCCTGTACATATTCCTCGATTTGATAGCGTTGGTTTTCGTCGATAGGGCGGGCTAAGCCGTCGATAATTTCAATCTCAAGTATCGAAAGGCTTTCACCCTGCATTTCGTAGTAAATCGAACCTACACGGCCTGACCTGATCCCGCGGGATATGTTGGTAGATAAGTCGGCGCGCACGGCTGCCAGTTCTTCCTTTGTTAGTGTAATTTGGGAATCAGGAACACTTGCCACTTTACGACAACAGGCTTTTACTGCTAATCCTGCAATGCGCTTGCCATGCTCTTCATAATCGTGTCCATCAATCGGGCGGATCGCGCTGCCTATCCTGTCCCACCAATCTTTGAAATTTGCCATTGTTATCTGTTTTAGTTATACCCAAAGATAACCCGAATAATCGGAATGGAAAAGTTAAAAAATGTTAAAAGCGACTCGCTATAAATCCCTGAAACTCTTCAAAACTCCTGATAATCTCATACCTGAATCCCGATTTTTCTACTGTTTCCTGCCATTCCCGTTGTGCCTTGCTTTGCCTGCCATCCGGCGTTTTAAACTCCAAAAAGTACGCCTTGCATTCCCACAAGAATATCGTATCGGCAACCCCAGGAATAACCCCCATCGACTTCATAGTCCCGCCAGCGTGTGCGTGGATGCTATTGTTATTCACGGCGAAAAATAGCCCGTGCGTTTGCGGGTAATTGTTCCTAAGCCAGATAACACACTTTGATTGTAGTTGCGCCTCAGTCATTCCCAAGTGCGTTTAAGATCCGTTTTCTTAGGCTCTCTGGTAGATAGCACCAGTAACCATGTTAACAGCCCCAAAAGGCCAAAAGCATTACCGGCAATGATCGCCAGAACATAGTACCAGAACCCTGCACCGCTCATGATGCACGCCGTGACCAGAATAGCCACCGGAATAAGGATGAAAAGCAGTGATTTCATATCTTAACAAAATTTAGTGAGTTAATAAAATTGATACAGTCGGACTCGGAGTCCATCTCTTTAGTTATAGTTCTCCACTTTCCTATTTGAATACCAATACGCCACCCGTGAGGATTACTAAATTCATCGCCATCGTATGGTTCTTCAATCCAAGCCTCCACAATCTTGTCCCTGTTAATTACTCTGTGTTTCATGATTCAGTATTTATTAATTTCCATTCTTCAATATGATTTACATTAAAAAGCAAGTTTTCATACTCGCCAGTAAAACACCAACAAAATTTTGGGGTATGTCTGCATGCTGCATATATTTTGCCGTCATGCCGAATTAACACCGTTTCACCCATTGGCGGCTTGCGATCCTTTACCCACATAGCGCAACTATTATGATTGTCAACATGAATAGAACGAATGACCAAAACGCCAATTTGGCAGAGTCGCGGTATTGTCTTGGGGCCGTCATAACTCAAACTTTATAATGTTGATAATCCCGAAGACAACCAACCCAACGGCAATGGCCGAAAGGGCGAAGATTAGCAATTTTGCAATGATCCGTTTCATATCTGTATCTGTTTTAGTGTGAAAAATGCCCGGTGTCGGCATGGTGACCGAAACATCACCGGGCTATTGACGTAAAAAAATCGGTTGCGGGGGCAGGAATCGAACCTGCTAAAGGTAGCTTATGAGACTACCGGAGTACCTTACTCTCCCCGCCAAATTGCCCCGGCTATTTGCAACCTTAGATTTATCCCTGCATTTTGAGTGCAGCCGGGGCCAAAGAACGCACCAGCTTGTTTTTTGAGTCTACTGGCAAAAACTACCTTTTCATAAGCAACTGAATTTTGTTTATAATCGTATTCTTTACTTGTGAATTCAAATGTAAGTAATTATTCGTTATATTGGTAGATTTTAACATTTTTTAACAGTTCACATTAGTCCCAAGGTGAACTAAACCCAGAATGGATTCCATTGCGGACATACATAGTCTTTTAATGTCATTTGGGTGTTGTAGTAACGACTATCTGGATTTTTACATTTATGTATTTTCTTTTTCCCAATGTATTCAGGTTCAAGAAATTTACAATGTTTGCATCTTGCTGGATATGTTATAGTCATTATCGCCATGTCATTCAGTTTTATTGTTGTACGACTTCTTTTAGTATTTTCTCTCTGTACTTCATTATTGCATCGTTGGTTCTACCAATAATAGTCGCCAATAAATCTACTATCCGGTACATTCTGCTTTTTTCTCTTGCCAATGACTCGTAGTACTTTCTTTCCTGCTGTACGTAGAATTCTAAATGTTTTTCTTCTGACCATTTCTGGAACACTCTTTCCGGGTCTTCAACCTTTGTATTTGTGCTTTCAGAATGACAGACAGAACATGGATAATATTCATGTACCCAAGGATGTACTTCACAATGTCCACGCCTTAAATGACCTCCGTAAATGTCGTATTTGTTCATGTCATTCAGTTATTTTGGCTAACTCTTTATACCATTTAGTATCAATATCACTCCAGAAATTATGTCCCTCATTAGTGTCAGTCCATACGAATGCAGCACTAACATACTCACTTGGATATTCAAATTCAGTAAGTTGTTCGTCCTGTTCATATAAGTTTTCCAGATATTTCTCAAAAACCCCTTCCCGTTTTAAGAAGTTTTCAAATTTTTCCCAGTGTTTTTTCATGATTATTCGTTTTATATTTTAGTTCAACTTCCCCTCAATGCTAATCAAAACGGCAAAGTATATCCGCCAGCTTCGCTTTCCTGCACTTCGGCTCCTGTCTCGGTAAACATTACCGACTGTTTGCCGCCTCCGCAATCCTGAGCCTCCCAGCCGTTATAGTCAGCCCACGCCCGAACCCACCGCAGGAACTCAACCGCCCGCGGGTAATCTTTCATTCCGGTATCGGTCTTAAACGCTTCCATGCTCGTTACACGCTTATACGTATGTCCCAGCCGAAGGTTATCTTTTGCCCATGCCGGAAACAACTCATTTGTTGCCCTTACCAGCTTCTTATATTTCAAATTCACATATTCGGCTTTCACCAGTCCGCTTTTCAGGAAAAACCGGATACACTCAATCATGAAGTTGTCAAACTTATTCCACTCGACCGAATCCCAACCATTAAAAAATGGCCTGCCAAATTCATCAATAGGCTGGTGTGACTCGTTGTAATGCGGGTGTAACTCAAGTTCAAATTTACGGCGGTTATGGCTAACACTGTCCCCTTTGATTACGTTGTTGGTTGTTATGGCCATTTTCGGGGAGTCCTCGAAGCTGATAAACATCTCATCGCGGTTCTTTTTCTCAACCGGTATCCCTTGCGTGGTTATGCTGAATAGCTTTTCCATATCAAAGTTTTTAGGGATGTCGTCAATGAAAATGATTTGCGTATCCAAACTAACCCGCTGCCACGGAAAAGACTTGCCGGTAGTGAAGTTCTTGCCGTCGAAAATTTCCATTTTGCGGATATGTCCGCACATTTGAATACTTAGGCTTTTGCCACTGCCCCCCGTTGGCCCGTCACTTATCACCTCGTCAATCAACACAACCACCGGCACACGGCTAACATCCTTATAACCGTGCATAAGATAACCTAAAGCACTGAAATAAGCCTTTGCCCGCTTGCTGTCCTGGTTGTTTACGTTCATGATGAACCGCGCCGCATCACACTCGTAATCCGTTACGCTAAAGTCCCGATCAAGTTTCTGGGACTTCCATATATGGCCCTCCAACTGGTTATATTCCATTGTGGTCAAACCTTCCGCCTGAATCTTAACAGCGCAATTTCTAAAAAATACATAACTTGTATCGGGTGAATCCCGCAGCCAAGAAATTTTAGCGCAATCCAACAAGTTCAAATATTCCTTTTTAAACTTTGAGTGTCCGGCAATCAGGTTATAAGCCTGAGTTTCGCCCCACTCTTCAAGTTTCACCAGTACAAAATCTTTGATATGGTGAATACTGACCTGCTCAACCGTGTTATTTTCAACGTGAATGAAAATGTAATCGTTTACCGTGGTGTCGTACCTGAAATAATGGTAATCCTGCAAAAACCGCTTTAGTGCGTGATAGTCGATCATTAGCCCGTCTTTTTTCGACCGGTACCAGAAAACTATCTTTTTCCTGTTTTCTTGCGCGGGCAACTCCTCATCCGGTTCCATCAGGCTGTCATCGCGGTTGACTTGCTCACCGCCTGAAATAACCATTGTCTTCGTTGGTACGGGATGATGAAAATAAGCCTGTTTTATACACTTTCTAATCTCCTCCTGAGTGAACCTATCGGCTGAGTCTTGCTGCACATTACGGCTTATATAATCGAAAATAAGCGGCTCCCCTTCACCTTGCGAAATGTAATCGGCAACCGCCGACGCGAAAATAAAACTCCCCTGGTTACGGTTACCTTTATTCAGGTTATAGTTTGCCTCGAACCACCCCACAAGCTTTGAAAATACCGTATCTGTTTCTGTCAGTGGCCTGCCTTGTCGTTCTGCTGGCTCCGGTTGTGGCTCTGCCATCTGGGTAAAGACCTCAGCCGCCGGATTGATATAAATATCAGGATCATAAGACTCGAAACATACCCGATTCCACCCCTTCACATTCAGGTCGAAAAACTTACACGCCTTAAAATATTCCGCAATCGCCCCAAACCTCCGGTTATGTTCGTCGTTGGTCTGGCACGCCGGCACTTTGAAAAGTACTTTCAGCCCATTGCCAGACGGTGACAGGAATAGTGCGTAGGTATGCGGGTCGGCTTTCAACTTGCCGCGCCACGCCGTCAAATTGCGCTGATCCATGTTGTCAAAATCCAAACACATCAGGCCAGAGTGCGCTATCATAGCATCATTCAACCGCTGGGAAAACTTGCCGGAAAAGCAAATCCAAAGTAGCTGTTTTTTCAACCGGTCCCGCTTGCCTTTATCGGACTCGTTGCGTATCTTCTGAATAAGTGCCTTATTGTCGCCCCGTTTGATTCGCCGCAGTATCTCACCAACCGGATAGTATTCCGGCAATTCGTGAGACGACATAGTTTTAAATACCGTGATCGTTTGGTCAGTCATGATGTGTTAAGATTATCAGGTTCATCCCTTCCGCTATTGTCTTTTCGATGCGCGCGCCGGGGCTATCTTTCCAGTCCGGTAACAGCAAAATAGCATCGCAAGTCATAAGCATACGTATATCTGCCTCCATATGTTTCACCCAATCGGCAGAAATATGCACGCCGTTGCGAAGTGGATTAACAGGTATGTTTTGCGTTAACTGGATTCGCCGTTCTGCCTCCCCGAATTTTCGCACCACCTCATCATAAGGCAGGCCGGTTATCTTGCCGGAAATGTAGATTTTCATGGCCTCGAACGAATTAAGTCAACGACAAGGCCGTTATGGCTATGTTTGTAATATATAACAACGCCACGGCCAATGCCAATAACTTGAATAGGCCTTTTATAAAATAGGCTTTTATTGATTTCAGATTCATGGATTGCATCAATTAGCACGGTAATAATTCCCGCTTTTTCGCAAATTAAGCCGCCAGCAATATTTATTATTCGGTTCTCATTCCGCCTCACCATTACCCCCAACTCCGCCGGCAGGTCAATTTCGTAATGACTCGCAATGTTCAGGCATACCCCCACAATATCAGCCAACTCCGCCGCCGCTTCATTCTCATCCTTTGCCTTGATAAACTCCCCGATCTCCTCCTGTAATTTGGTGATAAACTCCGGCAGTGTCGTTTCGTCGTCAATCAACCCCCGACCTTTTACAGCCTCGTAATTGGCTGCCATAATTTGTTTAAGTGTTGTCATATCTACCGTTTTAGTGTGATTCAAATATATGGCAAAATTGCATACCTAAAAGTTAAAAAATGTTAAAATTTACCACCCCGCAATACTCCCGCGTATCTCTTCTCCGTCGCCCACACCCAGCCGGATTTATACCCCTTCTCCTTTGCATACGCCCAAAGACCATCCCGTCCCTCTTTTAACAGGATTTGCGTTATCACCCAGCCATGTTTATATCCCCGTTCCTCAGCGCGCCGCTCTAACTCCGCGTAACCGCTGGCCGGCTTCACACTCGTATAATCAACCGCCACTAACTCGGCAACCTTAACGGTTTTTTCAACCGGAAAAACGTATCCGCAAAACGGACATTCCCGCAGCGTCGCGAATACATAACACTTGCACTTTTTGCACTCCTTTACCGGCGGCGCACCCCCACCCTTTGACTGCTTATGCCACAAAGACCATTCGCGCATTTGGTTATAATACCCAAGCCGACTCGAATTATCCCCGAAGTCCAGCACGTTAAAGTACTGCTTACCCGGATAAGTCCGCGAACCACGCCCCAGGATCTGCAACCATAACGGCAGGCTTACGGTTGACCGGCTGACCAGTATTGTTTCCACCTCCCGAACGTTGTAGCCCGTTGTCAGGATGCCGGCATTGAACAATACCGGAAATTCACGCCGACGCCAAGCGGCCAACACCGCCAACCGCTCACCGCTGTAAAGCCGCCGTAATTCGCGCCACTCCTCATAATGTTCACTATCCGGCGAAAGGTCAGAAGTCACGAACCGCGCGCCAACACCCGCCGCGTTAAACTCAGCTGCCAAGCGCGCAACGTGGATAATGTTCACCCCAAAGCCCAAAGTCATACTGCCCTGGCAAATACGCCGCCAGTTGTCAACCGCACCAGTGTAAATTTCACGACGGTCATAGCGTTTGAACATATCATCTTCCCGATAATCCCCCAAGCTGCTAACCCGCACCCCGTCCATGTCCACGCCCTTAACGCCATAATAGCGATCCGGCACCAAAAAGCCATCCCTGATTAGTTCAGGCACCTGCGGACCCAATATAAGATCGGTATAATCGTCCGATAATTGCCGCATTTTTCCAGACCGTACCGGCGTGGCCGTAAACCCAAGAACATAGCCGGTGAATTTGCCAGCGATCCAGTTGAAACTTTGCTTATGGCATTCATCTGCTATGATAACGTCGAACATTGCGAAGAACCGCGACCACTTGCCAACCCTCCGCCGCAGGGTTTCAGACATCGCAATAAATACATTCCCGGTATCCGGTTCCCTCCGGTGTCCTGCAATTATCTCAGCGGCATGAATCCCAAACTCTGACAGCGTCCCCCCGGTTTCATTCAGAAGTTCGATCCGGTCGGTAATTATCAGGGCGCGCTTGCCGCGTTTGAGCATCTCAGAAACAATGTAAGAGAAGATTACAGTTTTGCCATTAGCCCGAGCCAGTAGGGGACTGCACCACAATTGCGCGATGACCTTTGCCCATACTGGCCCGGATTTGCTCAACTAATTTGTTTTGGTATGGATAGAGTTTGATCATAATACGGAAAGTTTGCGGGCGCGTGAAGTATACCCAGTTTTTTGAAACTCAGAAATAAAAATAATTTCTTTTGTCCATTGCCCATTTTTCTTTTTTGGCTGCAATCTGAAATGCCCACTCACACTAAACCCATCAGATTTCACAATATTTGTAAACCATTTACTGTCCAAATAAGTTAACTCAAGTTTAGTGTCGTTAATATACTTATAGTTGTCTTTTTTTACTCTTGAATTAGGAGGGATTATCTTTGTTTCTACATCGGCATAATCTTTGAACATTTTTAAAATAACTATCATTCCAATTTTCACGTAAAGAAAAAGCTCAATTTCGCGTGTATTCTTGCCGATCGAAAAAGAGGAACTAACCCAACCCGTTTGATATATTTGTCTGATTTCACTATCAACAAAAAAAGCCAAAGGAACACCAGCTTTGTTAAATATAAAAAATGAAGTTTCATTTTTTTTGGTTCCTTTTTTTTCATTGTAGCTTATCATTAAAACAAAGTCTCCGTAAACATAGGACCCATTTACAACAATATCTGAAATATTATTTCTATCGACATCTTTCCACAAATTTAAAATTTTATCCTTTGCCTTCATCGATGCCTCAAAAAATGGATCGCTTATTACGTTTATTTCTTCTAAATATTTTTTATGATAAAAATTCCAATTTTCAACAAAGAAATCAAGATATACATCAAAGAAAGATTTATCTTCCTCGAAAACAGGCATTATCCCAAGACTCCCATTTTGAAGCTTTTCAAGTATCGGAAAATTACTATAACTTATTTTCATCTTATTTTACTTTTAGGGCGCAACCTACAACAGCCGCGCCCGTTATTTTACTTTCCTGCTTTAGCTTTTAACTCACGCGGCAAAATTACCCGCTTATACCACATCTGCAAACTTTCCTTTTTGCCCAATATGCCGGCCAAAGCCATACCCGTACCGCGATAGTTTGCCGTGTCGCGCGGTAAATGCCGAATTACGTGTCCCCTATTGCCGACAATCAGGATTTTGTAGTCACTCGCTGGCATGGTCAGAACCCTCCCCTTTTTTAAGAATACCAAGTTGATAACCCATTGACTCAACTGCCCCAAATAGTGCATGATATGCGTCTACATCCTTCATATTCTTTGTTTCAAGATCAACATCCCAAATGTCACCATTAAGTCTGTTAAGCTTCATAATTACGCGCTTTTTTCCTCTTGTTTTCATAATCAGAACGGCAAGTCTTCACCGGCTACCGGCTCAGGGGTTTGCAAACTTGTATCCGTAGTTTCGGCTTGGATCGGATCGCTTTCAACAATCGCCCCCAACGTTGGCGGGTATTTGCCCTCGGCTTTCAGCTTTTCGCGAACCTCTTTTTTTAAGTTCTGCTTAATCCACTCCGTATCCTGTCCGCGGCGGTTGTCAATCGGCCACGTCTTAAAGTAAACATTTAAGTTCCCTTTTTCGGTTTCGGTTATGTTGTTCTCCTCAATTGGAATCACAACACACCTAACGGCTGATCCGTCTTTTCTCTTGATGTTCATTACGCCGTGCGTAAATCCTGCTAAGTTAAATCTTCCTTCCATGTTGCTACAAATTTTTATTTTCGTCTAAAACATAATCTAATACAGTGATTCTCACTTTTAAAATATTCCACCTTTCGCTGTCTTTGTACTCATAGTCATCTATTTGTTTTTTTTCACAAATCTCATCAATTGCAGTCTCAATGCCCCACATTTCCATTTGGAGCTCTGTTTTCATTCTTTCAATTTCTTGTTCGCTTCTCATTTTATTTTTGTTTTATGCGCCCAGTAGCGCGGTTACTATTACCAGCCCAGCGGCAACCACCAAGTAAATCAGGATCATTACCCGCTGGTGCCGCAATTCGCCGCTAAAGTCCGTCCTTTTAAATCTCATTTGTCAGTCTGTTTATTTCCAATTCAGCCGCTACAACGCGCGCCAGAATATCGGCAATCATAACCTCATCCCTTAGCACCCGTTCAACCCTGATAGGGTTACCCATCCGCGGGTCGTACTTCACAAAGTCGCACCACACCCGCCCGTGAATCTCCAGTAATGACTGAATCTGCACCATGTGGGTATTTACATACTCCGAATCCAGCATATTCTCACCCGCCCACGGGCATTTAATTTCTATCAACCCCTCATCACCTACCAACCCGTCCGGCGATCCGGTGAAATACTCCAGCCGCGGGTGCTTCGCGCTTTGCGGGACTGTCACCGCGCTGCCGGTTAACTCACAATATAGGTCCCGCGCGAATGGCTCGTTATCCTTACCCCAGCGCGTTTGCTTAAAGTCCTTAGATAGTAGTTCATCTATGTACCTGTCCGCACCCTCCGGCGTTAGCATCCGTTCATACGCCAGCCGGTAGATTTCGCGCCGTGAGGTCTGCCCCCAAAGTTCATCCTTTTTGCGCCCGCCGACCATTAGTTTGTGAACCTGGGAGGCCGTAATTTTACCCAGCCTTCGCCGGTGCCATTCCCGCGTATCGGTTCTCTGTTGCGCTTGCAAGTCGTCGGCTGGGAGGGACAGTTCAAGCCCCTCCATAAAGTCATCAAATTCGTTTTTCATTCCTGTATCATGTTAAGTTTCGCTTTCAACACCCCCAGGGCCTTCATAGCCTCCGGATCGTCTTTTACTTCCTGATAAATCGCTACCAAGTGGCCATAACCACTATGCAGCCCGTTACAGTACGCGCTAAGTTGCGCCGGTGTGTTCAACGGCTTCCCGCCTGCCGTTAGCGGTGTTTTGCCGGATGCTTTCAAAATTACGGTGTCCGTATCGTAAAGGTTACGGAATACCCCCCACATAACCGCCGCGCGCTTCAGTGCATCGCTGGCTTCGCCTTTCACCGCTTCGACGTTGGTTTCCGTGCCTACATCCGACTTGCTGATCCAGCCTTCGCCCTCTACATTGATGGAAATTGACATATACAACTTCCCGTTGATGTTCATCGCTTCGTTAGCCCAGCCATCAGGACCGACAACGTAATCCAGAACCTTCTGAACGTCGCGGGCGTCGTAGTAGGGTACCAGTTCCGCATTGTTGTTATACACGCGCAAAACGCGCCATTTGCGATTTACACCGCACTCGCGATAAGTCGCGGGATCTGCCAGCATCGGCAGGCGTTCTTTTTCTACAGCCATTTGTCTAAGTATTTTTCAAGTGAAACAATATCATGTTGTAGGTAACAAGTTTCAATGATTCTATAATCAAAATCATCGTCACTAAGGTAATCCCAAACAGTAACAGTAACAGAGTGGAATGCTGGTGTCGTATTCACAGAAAAGTTTTTGTGTCCATATAACAGTCTGGCATAGTAAAAAAACCTCTCTTTAACGGTCATCTTCATGACCTCTTGCAATGTCTTCCTTTTCATATCTATAAATTTTAGTTGTTCAAATATAAGTAAAAAAAATGGTAGTTGGTGCCGCTTTAACATTTTTTAACACATATCAGTCCCAAGGTGAACCTATTTGATTAATTCAGGATTGTCGTGGATGTTGCCGATGACTTCAATCAAAAATCTTTCTTCTATCTCAAAGGCTCTTGATAATAATCCCCATCTCAGTGGTTTCTGGTTCCACTCTTTCAGTTTTGTATGAAATAACTGAAATGAACCATTTTCAAATTCAACAGTGTAGTTGTATCCGAGGGAGTTTGTAATCAAATCCCCTTCAAATATTTTGTTCCTGTTCTTGTCCTCCATTCCGGTGAATTGTCCAACCGTATCAGGGTCAACATCACTCTCTACGCCAGTATCGGGGTTGTGGATTCTAAACTCATTGAAACATCCCTCAAATCTCTTGGAGTGTATGAAATTGCCATATACCCATTCTCCAGACATTGCTTTTCCTCTGAATAGTATCTTTCTCTTCATAATGCTTTAAATTTGATTTACGTTTTCTTACAGTTTTTGCTCAATAGGAATGGTTCAACTTCCACCCAAGTCGGGTTATTTAAACTCACACCGCCAAATCTCCATGTCCTTATAAACCGTCGGCAAAGGCCGCATTTTCAGACTGTGATACGGGAGCCCAAACTCCAGGCATAACTTTTTGAAGTTGCCACGCACTACCGGCGAACCTGTCCCGCGGAGCATTACTATTACTGTGTTTCGTTTCATGACCTTGCCTCCCTGATAAAGATACCGGAATCAGATCCCATCCCGAATTTCTCATGTACGTAAATCTGGACTTTCTTTCCGTTGTACTTTTTCAGTTTACGACTATTTTTCACAGTAACATCTGTAAGGCTGCCAGTTCCTGCACTTGTATGTCCAATGATTGTTTTTAGCGTCATTGTTGACATTCTGATATACTCCCAGCCCTCACTGGTTACAATGTCGTAAATCTTTTCCTTAATCCTGGCGACTTGCTGAGTGCTTACCACCGGACGTAAATAGATCAGTTCTTCAATTGTGTTGGCATCGGCCAGTCTGGTTGCAAATTCTTCGTTTTTCATATCAGTTTTATTTTGTGTTTAATACCTCGAAATTATCAGCCAATAGGCATTGAGTGCAACTGGTCATAGGCATATAATAATCAAATATACCATGCCAATTCTTTCTAAATGTATTGCCGACAACCCTATTTACAATTACGCTATCTTTTGTAGCATATTCGATGTTCGCACCGTGCAGGTTGTAAACCTCGTTGTTTCCTTTATTCCTTATCTGTACCATTTTTCTATCTGTTTTAATTATACTGTAAATATACGGCGGATATTTCATATATGCAATACCCTGGATTCTTTTTAACACTTTTTAACAATTGGTCGTATCCTTACATGGGTGTATATTCTCGAAAATTCTGTTCAAACATTCAAATATTCAAACTACCACCCGATTTGCCTATAAATCCTATTTAACGTAATTCTGGTTTTCACTCACTTTTACCCGTTTTTCACTCTTTTTTGGCCATTTTCACTCTTTTCACCGATTTTTCACTCTAAATTCACTCTTTAACTATCTATTTATTAGACTTTTAACCCCTAATAGTGAAAAATAACCCTATTTTTATCCAAGTAATACATGGGGGAACAGTTATATATTTCTAACATTAGACTTTTTTAAGGTATATTAGGGTATGTTTCCGTATGCGCTAATCAGCTTTTGCCATTTTTTTTCACTCTTTTAGGTTAATCGCCTGATAACCAACATATTATCCAGTGAAAAATGAGTGAAAATGAGTGAAAATAGAGTGAAAACAGTGAAAATCGACCTTTCGAACAAATTTCAAAAAATCAACTAATTAGAAATCAATCAATTAGCCAGTGAAAATGGATTTTTTAATATGTTAAGCATTTTTTGGCAAAATTTACACTACCTTCACACTATGGAAAATTTTGAACTGCCAGACTTTGATTTTGATTTTGACTTTACCGGTTTATCTGATATATCATTCTCCACTGAAGAAAATAGGATCATTAAGCCGCAAAAAACAAAACCGGCCCCAGTCATGTATGAGTACGCCAAACAACTCGCCTTAGATCTGCCAATATCAAAAGATTGTAACTACTTTGCCATAGTTTCGGGAAACTTCATCCTTGGCGATCTATTCGAAGCCCTAGCGATTGAACAACAATTTCAATATACCCGACTCGATATTTCCACATTGTCACTATCAGAAGATAACATCGACAGCCTGAAAAATCTTTTAATGTTCAATTACTGCCAGAACTTAAACCTTATTGTTTCTGACTATTTTTATTCACACGAACGAAATAACCTAATCAGATACATTTATCAGGAACTCGACATAGATAACCGGTTCCAGTTAGCCGTTGCAGGTACGCACACGAAAATAACATCATTCACAACACACAACGGGATAAAGGTCGTAATTCACGGATCCGGCAATCTAAGATCATCCAGAAGCGTAGAGCAAATCAGTATAACCGAATCAGAAATTTTATATAACTTTGTAACAGAGTTTAACAATTCGATACTCGAAAAATACGCGACTATTCGCAAAGGTATTCGAGCATCAAAATTATGGGAGGTCGTAAATCATGGCAACAAGATCAGGAAATAGCGGAACCGGCGGACGTACAGGAGGCGCACGCGCAAGACGCGCCCGTATTAGGCCATTCACGCCAAACTTAGCACCGTTTTAAAAATTAGATCATGGCACTTAACATCCAAATATCCGAGGTTAAAAAAGCAATTTCAGGCAGTGGGGGCATTGTTTCAACAATAGCAAGCCGGTTAAAATGTGACTGGCATACAGCCGACAAATACATTAAAAAGTATGATTTACAGGAAGATGTAAGGGCCGAAAAAGAGTCGCTTTTGGATTTTGCAGAGTCCCAGTTGCTTGCAAATATCAAAAACGGGGACACCACATCCATACTTTTTTACCTGAAAACACAAGGCAAGAAACGCGGCTATATTGAACGACAAGAGGTTGAGAATAGTGGATCCCAGTTGTTCACAATCGTACCGCCAAATTTATCGGATGAAACTTGATTTTTCAACATACGGCAATAAGTTATTCAACCCGCTTTATACCAAACTCACTAAAGCAAATACGCGCTTTGTGGTTAATTATGGCGGGGCCGGTTCTGGAAAGTCATACACCCAAACCCAACACGAAATAATCAAAGCACTGGCCAAACGCGAAAAGATACTGGTTGTTCGCAAGTATGCCAGCACGTTAAAGGATTCAGTAGTAGCATTGTTTCTTAGCATATTGGAAGGCTGGGGACTAACCAGGCTATACAACGAAAACAAGACCGACAAGACCATAACATTTGTAAACGGATCCACCGTCCTGTTTAAGGGCCTCGATGATCCTGAGAAGATCAAATCAATAGCCGGAATTACCCGCGTATGGGTAGAGGAGGCCAATGAATTAACATGGGCTGAATTTAACCAGCTAAATTTACGCTTGCGTGGTGCTGATGGTCTGCAAATCACAATCACGTTTAACCCGATCGACGAAGAGCATTGGATTAAGAAGCATTTTTTTGATAATGACACAATCGGAAGCAAGACGACTATAATCAGGACAACATACAAGGATAATAAATTCATCGACAAAGAGTATTGCGAGCAATTGGAGTCATATGCCAAAATAGATGAAAACTATCATAGAATTTATGCGCTGGGTGAGTGGGGATCAATCAGCGAGGCGCGTATTTTTCAATCCTGGGAGATTATACCCTACTTTCCGGAGGTGGATGGCTATCTTTACGGCCTTGACTTCGGTTACTCGAATGACCCGACCGCAATTGTAAAGGTTCTGATTCGCAACGGTGAAATATACATTGATGAAATCCTGTACCAGAAAGGGCTGGTAACTTCAGAAATTGCCAATGTCATGAAATCTTCAGGCTATTCTGGAGAGCCTATAATTTGCGATTCGGCAGAGCCAAAGTCTATTCAGGATTTACGGTATTATGGGATAAATGCACACCCAGCCGACAAGCGGCCCGGGTCAATTAATGCCGGTATCGACTTCTTACGGCGGCACAAAGTATATATCACTGCCAGATCAAAGAACATCCAGAATGAAAACCGATTTTATCAGTGGAAGCAAGACAGGCAGGGTAATTTCATAAACCAGCCGCGGGATGCCTTTAATCACGGAATTGACGCAACCCGTTATGCCTGTTCACTTTACATATATCAGGAATTATCAACCACATCGCCATTCGTTGAATATGAACAAATTTAAGGAAATACTAAACGTGCTATTTGCGCCGGTTAAGAATCAACTAAACCGCGCCTTGTACGAATACCGATTTTTCAATGGTCAGGCGGTCATTCCTGCCGACAACCCAGACGCGTACCTAACGGAAGGCTACGCGGGAAATTCTGATATTTACAGTATCATCACGCGCATTGACAATATGCGTAAACAGGCCAAATTAAAGCTATACCGGCGGATTAAGGACGGCGAAAACGAGGAAGTAAGCGAACACGAACTACTACAGTGGCTTCATAAGGTCAACCCGTCGATGTACACCGATGATTTTGTGACTGCGGCCATCATCTACGAGATGGTAATCGGTAACTTCTTTTCATATAACCCGCGAATATCTGCCGGCCCGAATAACGGAAAGGCGGGGGCAATGTATGTAATGCCGTCGAATGATGTTGAGGTCATTTACGGCGACTGGATGAACCCCGTAAAGGGGTACAAGTTGGAGAACTCCACTCAGGAATTTACGGCGCAAGAGGTTTATCATATGCGGATGTTTAACCCGCTTTTCGGGTCAGACCTGGACTTTTTCGGACAATCACCGCTAAAGGCCGCGCGACGCATCATGGCAAAGCAGAACGAAAGCGAACTTACCGAACTCAAACAATTTGAGAACCAGGGACCGCCATACTTGCTTTACCGTGACGTTTCTGACATGGGGGCAATTAACACCCTGTCACCCACGCAGCGGGATGAGATGCAGGACAAAATAAAGAAGCACGCCGCCAGTAATAACCGGGGGCTTCCGCTTGTTTTGCGCGAAAAATACGGAATCATTAACCTGGGGCAGGAGTTGGCAAGTTTGAACATTCTTGCATCTTCACAGGAAGGCCGCCGCGTGTTGTGCAATATTTACGGTCTGCCGCCGGCACTGTTTGGAGATACAGCGGGCAGTACATATAATAACATGACAACGGCACGTAAAGCTGCATGGACGGATTGCATCATGCCGAGGCTGGGGGCAATTGCCCAGATGTTTAATGCCGTTCTGATTGAGCAGGTTGCGGCTTATAAAGGCCTTTACTTTGCCTATGATTATTCAGAAGTCGAAGAGTTACAGGACGGACTGAAAACCCGCGTTGAATGGATGAGGTTAGCACACTGGACGGCCAACGAAATAAGGCAGGCTACTGGTAAATATCCGATTCAGGAGCCAATCATGGATGAGCCGCTATTTCAAGCGGGGGAGGTTCCATTATCGCAAATGACACTTGATAACGAATTAACACCTGATAGTTTTGGCGACTTCACAGATAACACGTAAGGAGCTGAAATATAGGAAACTATATGCCCGCGCGCTTTCGTTGCAGATTGCGCCGGTTTTGCGCGTTGCGCGTGACCAGGGAGCCGCCGCGGCAATGGGGCAAATCGACCTATTAGTGCATGCTGATCCACTGGCCAACACATACCGCCAGATGCTTCGCGACGTTGGCGCGGCTGAATCTTACCGATACCGCAATATGCTACTTCGCCGCAAAGAGGTAGAGCCCGGCTGGTTGGATTATTTCGACCAGTTTATCATGCCGGTCATGTGGGAGCGCACCGCTAAGAAGGTCACCCGAATAACGAGCAACACGCGGGAAATACTACGCGGTACAATTCAGAACGGCATTAACGAAGGCTGGGGAATTGACAAGATAGCCCGCGAATTGCGCGACATGGTAAGCACGCGCGCCCGCACCATAGCGCAAACCGAGGTAATCGGGGCCAGCAATCAGGCGGCATATGCCGGGGCTGAGTCTGCTGGAATCCGATACAAAAAATTCTGGTCAACGTCCGGCTTGCAGAATATCAGGTCAAGCCACATCCAAGCCGAGGCCGATAGTTACGCAGTAGATGGAATCGACCCACACGCGCGATTCAGCAACGGCCTTATGCACCCGGGCGATCCGCAGGGCCCCCCAGAAGAATGTGTAAATTGCCGCTGTAGTTTGATTGTTATTCCAGTATAATTACATAACTTTGAAACATGAAAGAAAAGGTCAAACATAGGGAGCCACTTTATAAATCGACACTTTACAAGGTGGAAGATGTTGACGACAAGGGTATTATCAAGTTTTACGCGTCCATTTTCAACACCCCCGACAGGGTAAAAGATGCAGTTGTCCCCGGAGCCTACAAAAAGACCATAACCGAAAACTTCAAAGAGATTCAGCACTATTACAACCACGACAGCGCACTGATGCCTGGGGTTATAACCGAACTCAAAGAGGACACGGTAGGTTTACTGGTTACCAGCCAGCTGATAATGGACACCCAATTAGGCAAGGAAACATTCGCCCAGTATAAGGCAATGGCCGCCGTTGGTAAGTCGATGAGCCACTCAATTGGTTACTATCCGGTGAAAGAAGAGCAGCAGGGCGATTTAAACTACCTGAAAGAAATATTCCTTTTCGAGGTCAGCACTCTGACCAAGCGGCCGGCACACCCCGACGCTACAACGGTGGATGTAAAGGAATTGGTTGAGGAGGTCGAATTTATAGAGGCAATGTTAAAATCTGATTTGCCCGACACTGAATTAGAGAAATTGGAAGAAATAAAAACACATATCGAGGCACTCATTTTGAGCCGGCGCAAAGCCACTCAGAAAGCAAGTGAGCCGCTGACTGCAATATTTACGAATTTTACAAATTTATTAACATGAAACGACTTTTGAAATTTACACTTGGCATACTTGCCGTTGTTGTTATTGCGGTTGTATTTGCCGCTATCAACGCATCTTATGGCGGGGCCGTTCTTATGACCGCACCGCTTATTATTGCTGGATTTACCGAAGAACAATCCAAATCATTCTCTGAGTGGATTCAGAAACAAAGTGAAGAAATCCAGAACAGGGTAAAGGGATTGATTGAGGCCGCAAAAGATGGCGAATTAATTAAAGAGCTTAAATCTATCCTTAAAGGCAATGGCGAAAATAAAGGCATTGTTGATCTGGTTAAGGAAATGCAAAAGCAACTCGACGAGCAGAACATCGAGATTCAGGTCGCCAAAAAGTCACAGATGAGTAAGGCCGAAACCCTGACCCTCGAAGCAGCAATTAAAGAGTTGTTAGCCTCTGATGACTTCAAAAAGGCAAAGGCCGAGAAGTTCAACAAAAACAACACTTTCACCGTGAAGGCCGACACTGGCGACATCACCGGAACCGTTAACATGACTGTTCAAAGGTTGCAGGTAGGGTTTGCACCTGAAAGGGCACTCGCATTTATTCCCGGTCTTTCTACCGGATTTATTGGACAGGACAAAAACCGCGTTCTCTGGGTTGAAGGTACCTATACCAGCAATGCCGGTTACGTAGGTGAAGGTACCGGACAGGCAACCGCCGACACTGGAGCCGCCGCAGAAAAGAGCCGTGCAATGGCTAAGATTAGCGCAAAACTCCCATTGACCGCCGAACTTCTGGAAGATGCCGAGTACATCGCCAGCGCATTCCGCATGAAGATGCAGGAGAAAGCTTTGCAGTTTTTGGATGGCGAAGTTTACGAAGGTGATGGGAACGACAGCACCCAGCCCAATCATGTTTATGGGATTAAAGGCCACGCAACTGCGTTTAATGCCTCCGTTATCCCAGCTGATGCGCTTGTCGAAGACGCAAACATCGGTGACCTGGTTGATGCTATGGTACTTCATGCCGAAACGCTCGAACAGCGCGGCCTGAATACCCTGTACATTAACCCGAAAGACTTTTTCAGGTTCAAGACCGCTAAGGACGCAAAGGGGAATTATCTTTTCGTGAAAGACGTAAACGGTAACTACACCATTAACGGGCTTCGCGTTGTTCGCAGCAACCGCGTTGACGCTGGAACTCTGACCGTTCTGGACTCTTCCAAAGTTCAACTTTGGTGGAAGCGTAACCCCGAAATCAAGTTCTCACAGATGAACGGGACCGACTTTGTTGATGACAGCTACACCGCTGTTATGTTCTTGCGTTGTCAGGTAGTTGTTGAGGCAGCCGACAAGACCGCAATCATCCACGTTGCAGACATTACGACTGCATTGGCTAACATCCTAAAAACAGGCGCATAGCATAACCGGGGAGGGGTAACAGCCTCCCCACAATTTTAACATAAATGAAAAAGTTAATATTAGCATTGGTTTTGGGGTTATTCGTTTTCGGGGCAATGGCCCAGAGGAGTTATACCCTGCCGGAAAATGAAACCTACTGGCCTGTAAGCCTGACTGCTGCCGACACCATTACAGACGATGCAGCCGTATCGTGGACTTTGGCCGTGAACAAGCATAACAAGCTAACTCAGTCCGTATATGTTGCGCTGGATAGCCTTAACGCGGCGAATGTTTCTGTTCAATTGAAAGGAAAGGCATTTGCAGGGGAGGCATACACGAATATAGGGACGGCGGTCAAATTTGCAGGGACTCAGGCAGACACATCCTTTGTAATAGCCAACACCACGGCGAACCGGTATCGGTACCTACAATTAACGGTAACGGGTACGGGGACGCAAAAAACGCAGGTGAGCGCGTTGCAGTTTAAGGTTTGGAATGAGTAACACACAGTAATACGCAATAACGGGGCGGGTAGTTCAACGCCCGCCCTTTTTAATTCAACACCATGCCAATAGTAATTTTCAAAAAAAAGTGTTTAGGTTATAAGGTCGGCCAGCGTGTCAACTTAAACCCAACACTCTATGAAGTTCTCACGGCCAAGGGCTATGTCGAAGACCCGCAACCAGAACCTGCCGAAATTCACGACAAAATGATGAGGCCAAAACGCAAGAAAAAATGATAGTATCGCGAACCATATCAGGGAGTGAACCGGTATCAGCGGCTGAGGCTAAGTTGTTCCTAAAGGTTGACTATTCGGCAGATGACGCACTGATAACGGAAATGATAAGTGGCTTTCGGGAAATGATTGAGGAGATCACAGGCCGCGCGTTAGTTAATTCAACTATCGTTTACGAGCGACTGGTAGAGTCCGGCGAAGAGATCGACCTTCCATACCCGAACCACGGCGAAATCAGCAGCGTAACACTCGAAGGGGTAGCGGCTACGGATTACACGGCGGTCGGCACATATCGCAAAGTACTGACTTTTGGAACCGCCGGCCGGTACGTAATAACCTACGCAACCACGGCATACAGTAGCAGCCTGATTAAAACCATGATAAAAAAGCACGTTGCCCGAAATTACGAAACGCGTAACGGGGAGATAACACTAAACAATGAAGATTACGCTTTACTTATGCCGTTGATACTGCCATGAGAATAGGGAAACTAAATAAAAGGGTAACGATTAACACGGTAACGCGCACTGCATCCACTGACGGCATGGGCGGGTACAAGGAAACAACGGAAAAGGTAAAGGACACATGGGCGAAGATGCGCCCCCTGACCAATTCGGAAACCCTGAATTATGGGTTGGAGTTAGGCCAGCGCATGATTGAATTTACGCTAAGGTATGACACCATGTTAGACCAGACAAATAGCATAGTTTTTGGGGCGCGAACATTTCGGGTGCGGTCGGTTATCAATGTTGATGAGTTTAATCACGAACTAACAGTACTGGCAAGTGAACGCACGGATTGAAATAGATAACCGGAGTTTTGACGCCCTCAATAAGAATCTGGAGGAGGTCAAAAAGAAGATCCCAAAGCTGACCTATGAGGCTATGGTAGTGTTCCTATTTAATGCTAAGTCACTTGCCCAGAACCGACTGAAAGACCATAAGCATATTATTACATCCCGGTTGCGAAATTCAATCTATGTGAAATCGCACGCCAAGCGGCAGGACAATAAACAGTATAATGACTCAAATGGCCGATCTTATTCGGCGGAACTCGAAACCGTCGCACTAAAGGAACAGGAGGCCGCGATCGGCACGAATGTAGAGTATGCCGCAGCGATTGAACGCGGGGCAAGACCTCACACCATCTATCCGGTAAAGGCTAAATTCCTTTCATGGATAAACAAGGCAACAGGCGGGCGGGTATTCGCGCGGCGGGTGAATCATCCAGGTTATGGCGGCGACTCTTATTTGTGGTGGGCTGTCCAGAACGCCGACGATAAGGAATTTGTAAAAGAGTACAACAGGCAAGTAAACAATATAAAGCTGAGGCGATGAACTACCCACTACAAGCGTTACTTACAGGACTAAGAACAGCCATACTGGCTAAACTTACGACGGCAAGGGTCGAAACAGTGCCACAGAAAGAAGATACCGTATATCCGTATATTTGGCTATCCCAGCCCTTTATGATCGAAAACGGGCCGAAAGGAAAATATATTTATGAGATCGAAATACTTATTCAGGTAATTCATAAAGACCTCGCAAGCCTCACGCCGCTATTAACGCAAATGCAGGCCATTCACGAAATTCTCAACAACGGGGCGGCGTTTGCCGTATCGGGATATACCATGTTAGCGGCTGAATTGGTGAACACCAATCAAACGGTTGAAATGTTAGATACCGGACGTTTGGATATTGGTTTAATTCGTTGTAAATTTGAACTTAAATAATACAGGGAAATGGCAAGAAATGCAACATTAATTAAAATCACCATTGGAGGGGCCGAATTGGTTGGTGAACTCTCCAATGCCGTGGACGTTTCCGGTGACATCATAGATGTTTCCAGCAAGAAATCTGGGCGCGTGCGTAAAATTCTGGGCGGGCGGGTCGTTAAGACCGTGAACTTTGAATCTCTGGCCGATGACCTTTCGAGTGATTACGGCTGGTCTGACGCTCAGGCAGCCGCCAAAGCCGGAATTAACATCGCATGGGTGATAATTTCGGGAGCCGTTACAATCGACTCAGGTAATGGGTTTTTGTCAGGCCTTACCCTCGATCTGCCAGATAATGACCGTTCCACTTTCAGCGGGACTATTCGTGTAACCAAAACAGCCGTATAATCATGGGACAGAACGCAACATTCATAAAGCTTAAAGTCGGTACTAAGTACCTGATTGGCGAAACCAGCGCAAGTATTAACACTACGGTTGACGACATTGACACCAGTTCAAAGGCTTCCGGTTTAGAGTCTGACGGCTTGCCCGGACGCGTATCCGATAATATTTCGTTTGACTCGATGGCCGACGAAACCAACGCAACGGACTACGGTTATGCCTCAGCACTCGCGGCAATGGCAGCCCGCACACTACTGACCTTTGAGATTATCCGGCTGGATGCCGCCGGCGCGCAGGTATCGGGCTCGCAGGTTATTTCAGGCAGCGGGATTTTGTCCGGTTTGAACATTGACAACCCCGACAACGCCCCCAGCACATTCAGCGGCACAATTGAAGTTGATGACGAACTGGATGTAACCACATACACCGCACCGTAATATGGTAGGTAGAATCAGCATATCAGTCCCTTACCGCTATAACATCGCCGGCCTGACCTTTTTCGTAAACAGGCGGGCCGGCTTTTCCTTTACCAATCACGCAACACTGATACTTGCCAACAATTTAGGCAAGACCGTTGATGAGGTTAACCAGTGGGCGAAGCAAAACCGGAATCAGTTTCTATTTGAAATGTTCTATGCTTCCTATATTGCATGGTGTCAGGAAAATTACACAAAGCCGACATTCAGCAAGCCGAAAATCAATCAGGGGTTTTTGAGACTCGAACTGGAAGACCAGAATAAGATTATGAAGGTCTGGAATGACAGCGCGACATTTGGCGCAAAACCCATGCCCGGCGCAAAAAAAAAACAGAATCCGAACCCTCACCGGGGGACGTAGATCAGGACTCCGAATCTTTTGGCGATTTATATTATTTGTGCATAGGAGAGATAGGACTGAGCCCGCACGAATTTTGGAGCCTGACCGAGAGCGAAACACTCGCTAAGGTACGGGGGTACTACTTCACACAGGCATACATGGCCGATAACTTCCGGTCACTTTACACCCTCACATATAACATAAATGTAAAGAAAGGGCAGGCGAAGCAGAAGAATCAGCTTTGGCCGCTTATTATTGATAACGCACGGCGCAAGGAATTGACGCACCAGCAAATTGTTGAACGAAACCGGCGGGTCAGGGAGGCCGCAGCACAATGAAATTA